AATCCATGATCCGGGTTGAAATTTTCTCATGCTCTTTGCGCTTCTCCTCTTCTTCAATCGCTGCTATCCGGCCATCTTCACCCTTGACAAGCCCTGTCAAATAAGTTTCGGCAGGTTCTATAATAGCCGCTAATTGTCCCGCTGCTGTATTCCGGCCCTTGATCTCTGTTTGGGCTTTTTTATTTAGCTCCTTGCGCCGCTTATCGATGCCTGTGCGGGTTCTAATGCAAGAGGTAAGGGCTGTTCGACAAATTCTATATGAACTTTCGTCCTCTGGGATAAGAGTCAATTCCTGGTATTTTTTCACCATGCCCTGGACTTCCACGATATTGATTTTAAATGCTTCAGCTATTTCTGTATCAATTTTTACGACTTCCATCATCCCCCCTTTATTTTCCGGATCAGACGATAAAGATCCCGGCAAAATGTGTTTAATTCACTTTCTAACGCTTCAATAAAAACCGGATCTCTTTCAAATCGAATCGTTATAGGTTCCATACCTTCACAGTAACTTTGCAAATCCCACCACTGACGTTCACAGACAAGCATACAGCCCATGCATTGCTGAAAATGATCCATGCCTTGCCACTTTTTTAAAATGCGTTCAATCTGGACGTGAGGCAATGCATCCTTGGTTTCAAAGCCTCCATCTGAACCAATGAGACCGTCCGGGGATGCCCCGAACATTTTTTGTTCATCTTTCCAACATAATCCAACCTGCTGAACTTCAACACTATGCACAATCTCATAATAAAGCCTGGAATCGTCTTCAGCTTCAGCGGCTTCCTGCATCCTTGCGTTTACATACCTGTTAGCCGGTCTTCCGGTTAAGATTTCTCCTGCAAGTTCAATCAGATATTTATCGCGTTGTTTGGATGGCTCACCACGGGTTGTTATTATCTTATGAAAACAACTTGCGGTAGGCAAGCCGAGGCGATTTTTGTGCCACCCGAGGCTCCGTTGTTCGTGATGAGATACTATCATGTCTTTTTCTTTTCAAGCATCTTCCATGCTTCCTGGAATCGCTTGGCCGGCAGTTCATCCAATTTCTTGATCTTGAAAAACTTGAAAAACTTGGCTTGATCGGCTTTGACTTCGTTCATCATGTCGACAAGGGAAGAAAACTGTTGGTCGTTGATACGTTCAACCTCCCCCGCCGAATTTCCATCGTCGTCCATGTCATGTGTCGCAAGTCCAGTAAGTGCAAGAAGTGTGTATCTCTGAAGATAGCTTATAGTTGATCCTACGGCTTGTATTGGATTTTTTGAACCAGTCAAGTCGGCGGCCCCGGATAAAAGAGTGCTTTCACTATGACCTAATTTATGGGTAATTGTGCAGGTAACAGTTATGTTTCCGCCTTGCTGTTCTGTTTTCCATCCAGCCGAAAGACCTTGAATGCTCAATGCTGTGTTAATTTTCTCTGCGACATTGGCAAGACTGGCGTGTTTGTAATCAACATCGCCTTTTGATGTAGAAAAATGAACGTGGCGATCTTTGTCAATTTTCGGTGGACTCAACTTAAATGCTGCCATAGCTTCATGATAGGCTTTCCGGGCTTCGTTTTTTTCGTACTTGATTTGAAGCTCAAGCATCTTTTCGATTTCCTCTAAACTTTGACCATGCGTTAGCGCAAGCCGTGTTAATGCTGCTGGCGAATTTGAATCGCTGATAACAACGGCACTGGGGATATCGTTTCTCTTTTCAAACTTCTCTACCTGTTTTTCAATCTCAGTCATTTAATTTTCCTCCAGATCATCAATGCTGATTTCCCACCTCCCATACCGTTCTATTACAGATATTGCTTTTCCAGCCGTATGAACGGGCACTTCTTTTTCCACATGGCTTATCAGGATGGTCTTAACTTCCTCGTTGCTTAGTTTTATTAGTACGTTCATCTTTCCCTCTCTTTCATTATTTTCCGGTAGCAATCTTGACACACTTCCAGCCACTCCCCGTTGTGATAGACAGAATACAATATCAGAAAATTGTACGGGCATGTGTCGCACTCTTCCATCACGGACTCAGCAAAACACTCCCCAAAATCGGGAGCATTACGCCTAAAAATGTTACCACAACCATTGCCACTATATCGCATGTCCAGTCTATGATTTCGTCAAGCATGGTTAGTCCTTTATGTATTCAATAATGCCTTTTTTATGGTTGAATGTTGTTCCTTTATCCATAGCATCTGGATATAATTTTCCTAACGCATCCCATAATTTATCATGGGCATGTTTACATAATTTCGAGGCTGCTATAAATGCAACTTGGGAAATATCGCTTTCATTTACAAAATGTTTTATATAACCCTTTTCCTCTTCTGACAGTTCAATTATTGTTAGTTCCACAATCCCCTCCTTTAAATTGGGAGCCTAAAACAACTCCTCACGAATATTGCCTATGATGTTGTGCATTTCTTCAGCTTCCGCAGCTAACCTATTGCCAGTTCCATTGAGTACAGAGGACAGGGTGGGTTCTGAAACTTTTGCATCGGGGAGCGGCTTCTCTTCATTGCTACCAGTGATTTCAGATCGTAATCTTTCGAGGCTTTTTTTAACCGACACTACACGATCAACACCGGCTAAAAGATCCATGTGTTTTGACATTCTTTCTGGTTGTTCCTTACATCCTTCCATTTTTATCTCCTTTGAGTTTTGGGAGCCGCCCTGATTCTGATTTAAAGAGCGGCTCCCAAACAGGTCCAAAATTATACGCTTAACAAGACTTAATACTACTATCCAAATATCCTCTGGCCTATACTTTAATCACCTCCTTTCTTTGAAATTCGGGCAGTCAGCAGCCGGAGCATTTTAGCACAATTTTCATGTGGGCCAACTTCAACCGGCGTGGAAATGTGAACACATATTTTACTGACTGCCCGGTAAAACAAGCAGTTGGATGCTTCGAACAGTGACCGATTACACATGGTGTGTTCCCTCCGTTGTTAACTCCTTCTAACCTTTCCAACTGCCCGGTAGATATTGGCAAGCAAGCACCCATCATACTATTAAGGGTTCTCCATATATTTTCATACATCGGCTTTCGCCTACCCACTTACCTGCCAAATTGTTAAGCTGTTAATTAGCCTGATAAGTTACCCTGCGACTATTGCCATACCCGACTGTCAGACGCTTGATCTATAGATGGCAAGCCGTTATTCGGGGTTTGGCGTTCTGTCCTTGATACCCCAGGTGATTCCGCACAATGTAAGGCGGTCATGTTTGGAGTATCGTATATTGCTAACGCCTCTCTAAGAGTGGCGATTTCTGCTTTTGTTTTCTCAAGTATGTAATCGTAAAGTGGGTTCATAACCCATTCAACTCCTTTGCGTATTTTGGTTTCAATGGTATGTCTCGGATCAGGGCAGCGTACTTTCTGCGGGTTTTGGTGGTGGTGCTATCGAGCCATTTATGATAAAGACTATTCCATGCAAAACAGTCAGGTTTAAAAGCAAAGATGCACCGATGACAATCTGGCTTACTTTTCGATCCTAACTGTTTTGCGAGGTCACAAGGGAAGCATGATTGAACTAATTCATGAGGAGTAATTTTTTGTTGATGCCAAAAGTTAGCCGATCTTTTATCATTCAATTCATCCTCTGTTACTTCAGCCCAAAGCATCCTATGATATACGACTGTTTCTAATAGGGTAAATTCTGACATGATTGACTCCTATTCAGTTGGATAAACACCCACATACTCAAGCAGTTCTAAAATGACATCTTCAATCGTTCGCGTGGGTTCTTTCTTCGGCTCGTCTTTCTTTTGGGATGGAACCAGACCGCAGCTTTCAAGAGTTTCTCTTTCCAGGTGGATTACTTTTTTGGGGTATTGATTACCCGATGCGACGGCTGTACCACCACTACCCACAGGCCTAACAAAAATCCCAACTTCCCATAGTGGCGGGTTTTCGTTCTGGACACCACTCACAAACTCATAAGTCTTTTTAGTGTCATACGTTTCAATTCGGATAACTGTTTGTTTTGACATGATCCCCTCCTATGGTT